CCGATGGAGTGCCGATCTGGGCTAATGCGGTTGCGACGTCCTGCCTGGATAGGGCGTCTGCAAAGGTGATCATCCTGGTCTGATACATCTGCTGCTCAACTTCTCTGGTCTTCCCATCCCACCATGCAATGAAAGCGTCCTTACCGCCCTGCCTAAAAACCTTCTCTGCTTCGGCGTCTAGCGTTCTGTTACCGCTTGTGAACGGAACCTCCTCGGGTGCCGGCTCGTCTGGTGCCGACGGAAGAGATGCATCAGCATCCTTCTCAGAAAGTCCAATGGCCATGAGCATGCTCTTGAGATCACTCTCCGGGATGCCGTGTTCCTGGTGTAGCCATCTCGCTATGCGGCTGCTGTCGGTCGGGCTCCCGGCTTTCTTGTAGGATGAGATCAGCTTATCCTTGGTAACGTTGGTGGTGATGTTCCGACCCTTGGTCTTCATCCAGGATATGGTATTTCTCAGCATATCCTTGATGTTAGCCTCGGTGAGGACCAAGGATGCGGCGGGGATAGAGATGGATTCCATCGTGGGTCGTTGCATCTGCCGACGGAGCTCGATGAAGTTCTCTATGTCTCGCGCTAAGGCCGGGGGTGTCTCCACGCCGATAATCCGCATGAACTCGGCCAGCTTTTGTGGCCCGTTTCCTTGCCAGTAGCCGCCGTTGGCATCCGCGACCATGCGACCAATGTGATTTTCGATGATTCCTCTTATGATATCATGTCTTGTGCTACCGATTCTAGCGCTGGCACCGAGCTCCTGCGCCGCTATATCTATGGACTGCCTTAGGGCTCGCTGATATTCGTTCCAGGTGGTGATGGTTCCATGCTCCATCTTTATCTTGAGCACATCGTATGCTTCGCTGGCCACTCTCCCGATCGAAACCCCAGCAACGTTGCTCGCCGCATCAGACGCTTGCGGTGGTACGTCTGACGCGGTGGTGCTGGTAACGTTGACCGCTGATAGCACCTGGCTAACGGTCAGGCCTGCCGCAAACGTCTTTGTGCCGGCAAACAACGCGGTCCGTATGTCATCGCCGAGCAGGAGGCGGTCGAACGCCTTGAAGAGCCCAAGGAGTGCGATGCCACCAACACCGAATCCGCTGAGCCCAGCAGCGGCTATCATGACCGAGTAGACCACCGTTTGCATGATGGGATGCTTGTTGGCAAATTCTCGATATCTACGAACATAACCGACGACCTTCGAGTCGTCGCCTAGCTTTTCGAGCACCTTTTGGGCAGCCGCATCGTATTTGGCAGCGAATCCTACCATCGGTTTTGAGTTGTAAACCGTGTTTTTTAGATCCTTGTAAGCCGCGGAAACGGCATCCTTGGCCTTACCGACTGCGGTGCGATTGTCACCGGTCTCTTCGGCCGAGCTCTCTATCCTATCAAATAGGTCTCCTATCTGCTCGGGTGATAGCTTGACCTCCGTCAGTGCCTTTCCGGCCGATTCCCATAGCAGGTAAGAGCGGGTGCTATCTTGATCAAGATCCTCGAGAATGAAAAGCTTCATGATCTAGCTCCTCCGGTCTTTAGAGAGTCGAGTTTGGCCTTGACATCCGAAAGCTGATCGGGAGACAGCAGCGTCCCTGAATCAATCGGAACCGCCTTTGGTGTTTGTCCGGTTTGTCCCGATGGGCGACCAGGTGTTGCATCCTGCGCACTCCCGCCCTTGCTCGTCGGTTGCTCGTCTTCCATGTCTGAGCCACCGGCCGTTTGTGATAGGTGCTTAACAGCAGCGACCATCAAGATGTGGGTGGCGATCAGTTCGGCCCTTTTCGCGCTATCCGGATCCTCCGGCGGACCACCGATCGGTTCGTTCTTGATCGCCCATGTTTTAAGCCACTCTTGCCGGTCTTTTGCTTCTATGAATGCAAGATTTGCGACCTTGATCTCATTCATGATGCGCTGGCGTGTTTCTGGATTTTTAATTATATCCATGGCAGCCACTGAGCTAAAAGCAAACTGATTTGGCATGGTAAGATACCTAAAGAGGAGATTCCAGGTAACGTCGTTCCACTCTGATGAGTTTTGGCCCATGTATTGCATGAAGTTCTTCTTCGCGCTACGCGAATATGCCAGGAGCTCTGCCTTGCCGAGCTGCTTCGGATCCCACAACCCTTTAACGGCCGTACCGAGGAAGTTAAGATAGTCGTTAAGCTTCTCGTCAACTCGGCGGTTATCTATCCCGCTGATTCTCATTTGCTTTTCCTTAGATCCTTGATCTTTCGCATGAACTTTCGATCGTCCTCGCTCAGGATGCTCCTGTGCAATCTTTTGACAAGATCGTCGGCCGTTTCGGTCGGGTATGTATCTCGAATCAATGAAACCAGGTTAATAGCAGAGGCTATCAGATGGCTAGCCCTGCTTTCTATTATAGCGTGCTTGTTTTTGGCCGGAATGATTTGGTCCAGCTCTTCGATGATGCTCTTGAGAGAATCCATGCCCTTGCATCCACATTTATCGGATATTTATGCAAAGATGCGGATGTGCATAAATAGGTTTACAACCATCTAAGGAGTGTAGCGTTATGGCAGTGTTTCGTGCCGAGGATATTAGGAGCATTTTAGATAGGCTTGACGAATACGTCACCACGATGAGCGAAAACGATGGTGATATCATCGAAACCGCTGTCGAGGAAGCGAGCGACGACACGCATGCACTGGACGAAGACGCACCCGTGGCAGCAGGGAGCAAGAACGACGATTCCGAGGACGAAAAGACCGACGACGATGGTGAATCTATAGACGACGTGCTTACCAAGCCCGCTGGTCTTGAAAAGGTGGTGGGAAATCTTAATCCAGAGCACATGATGACCTTGTTTGGAATCCCAGACGACAAGGCCATACTGTTCAAGAGCGGGTTAGCCGGTCTTAAGAAGGATGTTCCTGACATATCAAACGACCAGGCTAAGGTTCTAGTCGGCGCGTTTGCCCACATGCTGAACAAGGGTTACGACCAAAGGGCCGATCTAGAAAACACGCTGCGCCAGGCAAAAGGTTCGATGAACGAAGCGGCCGGTGCGTATAATCCTAATTTTACCGATGCGGTCGGAGCAAAGGAGCTCGGTCGCGTGATGCATCAGGCCGCGCAAATGGGCCCAAACGTTGATGCGGCAGCGCGGACGCTAGCTGACACGATCAAGGCAGGTCAGCAAGGACGCAATCTCGACGACGGCGTTGAGGGCGTTTACAACGCCGTGGTCTTTGCTATCAAGCTGGCATCAAACGGAGATAGATCAAGCCTGCTTCATATGTTGGATGATTTCGAGTCCAAATATGAGGGAGACCACTATGCTTTTGATCCCGAAAAGTGGCCGGCCCTGGTTTCGGGGATAAAGAAGCTAGGACGCGAAATCCTAGCCTCCGCACAAAAGAAATAATCTAGCGCCTGACCAGGGCGGTCAGGCTGCTGATGTCCTTGATGGACTTATTTTGAGCCGGTTGTGCTTGTTGCGCAGCCGGTTCGTTTTTCTTCGCCGCGGCGGTGTTCTTGCGCCTTAGATCAGCAAACACGTCGGCCGTGTTGGTACCGGTTGCAATGACACCTGTGCCACCGTCCTCGTCAGAATCAAAGATCCGAAGAGTGTTTGGATCAAATCCAAGATTTACCTTGCTGCCGACACCGCTCGAGCTCCTGGTCTTGAGGAACTGGACCTGATACTGACCGCGTTCCTTCATTGCGGCCGATGCGAAGATGGAGATCACGTTGTCTGCCGTTTGTATCTTTGAGATACCACCGGATATGTGGCTGTGATCATGTTCCTGTTCCTGGACGGCTCCCCGGTTAAGCTGCGCAGCCGTTTGGCCGATCATTTGCCGTTCGACCATTAGACCGCGAAGCTCCTCCGTAACGAACTTGTCCTTGACGAACAAGTTGCTCGGGTCGATCTTTTTATTATTTGGAAACAGGAGATCAAGATAGTCAACTACCAGAACATCCGGCCTCTTTTGCGTTTCTATCTCATAGTTTTTCAGATAAGCCTTGATGTCGTTGCAGGTGCTACCCTGGGACATCTGTTTGACGTGCAGGCTTCCGCTCTTTCTTCCGGCCTGCTTGATCTTTATCTCAACCTCGTCGATCTTCCTGAAGATTTCCTTAGTCGGTATCTCCGACAGCATCGAGTCCATCCTCATCGAACACAGTTCTTCGCTGAGCTCTAGCGATATGTAGATCACGTTAAGGCCCTGCTTGGCGAAGTTAATGGCGATGTTCTGCAGGAACAAGCTCTTGCCAACACCCGAGCCAGCGCACCATATGGTGATCTCTCCCCTGTTAACACCACCATATAGCTTGTCGTCTATGCTCTTCCATCCGGTAGTCACCTGTCCGTTCTTGTCCTTGATTCGCATGAGCCTGGCCCTCGGATCGTCAAAGTAATTTGTTCCAAGGTCGCTCTGCAAGCTGATCAGTATGGCCTCCCGGACCCTGCGTTCTACCTCTCCGTATTGTCCCTTCTCTATCAGATCAACGGCGCTGATCACCGCATCGGCGAGGGCGCGATTCTTGCAAAATTCCTCTATCTCATCAAGGAAGGCGTCTTGGTGCTGCACGCTGATGTCGGGTATGCACAAGAACGCCATCCCTGTCTCGGCGTTCACCTGTTCGATCTTCGGAAGAACGTTGTACTTGTTGGCGTGCTTCAGTATGAACCTAACGGCCGGCCTGAGCTTGTTTACGAAATACTTGTCACTAAGGATGTTTTGGCAGCGTGCAAAGACCTCCTCGCTGCTTAGTATCACGTCAATGAGGAGCTTTTGCTTGTCCTCGGTATAATCCTTGATATCTTCATGCTCGACCTCCATTTTCATCCTTTCATTAGCTTCCGTTTAACGCTTATTTCGAGTTCTCTGCTTGTCTTGTGATTTATGATGCTCGCAACGGTGTATAACCTCCCATATCTCGCCGATGCGTCGGCGGCGTCCTTGATGCCCTCTTCCCAATCGGGGAAGCTGACCGACCATCCGTTCTTCAATGCTTCGTCTATTAGCTCCTGGTTTCGCGCTTCTCTATCCGGAACCACTATCTTTTCAGCATCCGTGCTTTGTAACCATGCTATCTGCTGCTTGTTTAGGGTGCTACCGAGCGGGGAAACCCCGTCCACGGCGATCGCGTCGAACGGACCTTCGAGTATGAGCACGAACTTCCGAGTTCTCCTTTGTAGCACGTCGGCATTGAAAAGATATCCAGGTGGAAGATTGCTGTTGTGGTATCTCGTTATCCCCGACGGAGGTTTTCCGGCATACCTACCGGTGTATCCAATCACGCGCCCGTTGTGGGTAAACGGTATGATTACTCGCTTTTCCATCATCAGCTTCTTGTTGGACGCATCGCGGCCTCCAGGACACCAATGGTAATTCCAGTTCTCGGCAACGGCCCGACCCCTACCGATCAAATATTCGAGGCACGACATGAACTCTTCCGGCGGATCCTCCATGGAAAGCCACTCACTGAACGGACGGCTTCCTGGCGGGAGGTCCACGTCCTTGAATGCTTCTGGCTTGAACCAGTCCGAGTCATGGCTGGTAGGCAGATCGCCGGATAGCTTCTTGCTAAGTATTTCAAGCTTTGCCTGCCGTATTTCGTCCGGAGGTACTCCAAGATATCCAAGATACAGGTCAAACGCATGTGATATGTCGCCGCCCTTGTAAACTGCCTTGAAGCCGCAATTGTAACAGTTTGCGACCATCGATCCGTCTGGAGCGGCATAGAAATTACCCCGACCCCTTGAATCGGCGTTGTGCCCCCGGTGGTGGCAGCATGGCGCGTTGAAGACATACCAACCCTTGGAATTTTGTCGTTTTTTGGCTGGTAGGTATTGCTGCGCTATCTGATGCAGGAGTAATGGCATGATAGCATTTTGCTGACAGTTTGCGGAGGTTACAATCAGCTTTTGTAGAGTATCTTGTCGAAGGTGCCCTTGTTCTGGGGATGCTCCTTGTAAAACATCCTTATCCAATAATAGTTGCCAGTGAAATTAAAGACCTGTATTGGCGGGCTGTCCTTGGCCGTGTACACGAAGCTGTTGCTCGATGCCGTTAATGGTATGTCAAACCAGTCGATCTGCTGGGGCGGCTGTGTCGTTAGGCTTCCCTGGATCCAAAACTCTCCAAGGAAGCCTTTCGATGTATATACGGCAACCGTGTGCATACCGTTTGAGTTGTTGTCCTGCGCATCTCCAACCAGCGCCCCTGTCGACCATGTGTTGTCGTATTCACCGGTTGGATATGGGGTGAAGTGCGAGGCCAATATGGTCCTTGCTGGTGCGAGGGAAACGCTCATGCCCTCTATCAGCTCAAATGTTCCAAGGGTGCTACGATTAACGTCGGTGTATAGGAACTCTTGCTTGCCTGTAACATCGGTTAGCCGTACCGAATAGCGATAGAAACCCGCTAACCATGTTTCTATGTCTCCTTCTAGCAAGGTCAGCTGGGCCTTGCCGTGAAGATCGCCCGTGGCCTGGGCTGGTTTGGTCATCAAGAGCTCGGCATTTTCGACCCGTTGGATGAGCACGTCGATCTGGTAACCAACAAGATTGACCGGCTTTCGATCGTTGTTCCTGACAACAAAGTCTATGGTGTTCGTAGCACCTTTGTATATCTTGGTATTGTACTGTATCATTGGACCATTGATGTTGGGCACACCTCTGTCGGTTTGCCAGAGCTGAACATATTCCTTGAACTTGAATAATACCTGATCAGCCATGGATCGCCGTTATGCCTCACTGTGGTATTTATCCATAAATATCCGCATTACTCACGGCAGCAAAAATGACAACAGATACCACCAAGCTATTGCAGGAAAAATTCCCGTTCCTGACCATGGTACACTATCTCAATAGCGAGTACATAGGCATAGTGCAGCATGCGGATGCTAGCTTCATAAGCATCTATGTCCTCGATCACAGCTTCACTCATCAGATGAAAAAGGAGTTCCTGCAATGCGGCGAAACTTGGTGGTGGGAAAGCAACCGAACGATCCCCATCAATCTTTTTTTACGGGATCGATTCAAAAGATTTAAACCCTGGTTGAGAACATTTGCTCGCAAGGAGACAACCATCCTCGAGGGACCAGCTCTCAACGTGATGGACTTGATAAACAAGCGGCTAAAGAAGAGGACCATTCAGCTGGTCAAGCAACCCTAGTCATCGTCGTCCCGCAGCTCGTCAACGGTTACCGTTACCCTAACCGACCCGTCCGGATTAACGGTGGTTTTGCTCTTGGACGCAGACTGCCTCGACGTTTCTAGGTCCTGTGACTGTTTCTTGCTCCATTTTTGCCAATGATCCAGGTTTGCCCATGCAAACAGCGCGGCGTCGGATTTGTTTTGTACCTCAACCATACCTTCATATTCGCCCGACTCGTCATCCTTGGTTATGCTGATGGCAAGCGGACCGTTTAGCCCATCAAAGCTCCTCAGGGTAGTGTCTAGCACGTCGACGGTAATCGAAGGACTGCGGAACAGGTATCCATCCTTTACAGGACCAAGCTGATCAAGGGGGTTAAAGCTTAGATTGCTGGAGATCTGTTCACTTGATTGGGCGGACGGATCGTTTAGGAATATGGACGTGCCGAACATATCGGTGGTGGCTGACAGCGCTAGCATCGAACTTCCCATTCCAATGATCCCCATGTTTTGCGACAGTCTGTCACAGTTGCTATTGATCGTCAACCTGTAGCTGTTCTATCAAAAGATTGGCGTGGACCTTCACCAGCATCGCATAGCTAACGGCATGGCTCTTTTTAAAGCTATACGACCCGTCATTCGTTTCTGTCCATATGAGATGTTCTATCGATTGGAACCCGCCCTGCTTGCAGGTGTTGATCAGGTGTTTTTTTCCCGGACGTATTAGGGCAAGGACCATGGCCACCTGTGTCACGCTGCTAGGTCGTAGTTCAGCGACCAACTGTGCATGGTTTCCGAGGTGTATGAGCTGCGACGTGAACTCCGGATATGCCAGCAATGACCAGTCAAGATCCGTGTTCATCATCCGGTTGAGATGCTCCTCGCTGCGGATCATTTCGTAAACGCCAACATTCAGCAGATCTATCTTGTACCATCCTTTTTCCTCGGCAGTTTCATAGTGCA